ATTAAATATACTGTTTTTTGTCTCATCTCTAAACGCGTGCTCTGTAGTTCTTGGAAACTGACGGTAAAATTCATTTAAAGCGTCTTGATCATCTTTCAAACCATCAGCTTCGTTCTGCCAGTTATCTATTACGCCTATATCTATTAGTTCACCGTCTGGGGCAAGCACATCTGTGTCAGGAGTAGTGAATACTGGAACTCCGTACTCATCAATAAATCCTTCGTAGTTCCACTCCATTGGGATAAACAAAGAGTATAAACCAGATTTTGTCTGACCGTTTCTATTTCGTTTAGTGACATCTGATGCATTATATAATTTTTTAAAGTTATCGCCTCCTTTGTCCAAAGCGTTTGATGTTGAACCCATCATACATTTACCAACTATTCTACTACCTAGTCTTAAACATGTTTTTGTAACTCGCCAGTTGTTTAATATATTATCAGGTTTTTCCCATTTACCACTTTCATCGTGTACTAGCAGTGCTAGTTTTTCACCGTCATAGCTATTGTCACCTGTATTTTTCCAATCAATAGTTGTATCTAACCCTTGTATATCTTCCAGCTTTTCATTAGCTGTAATTTTTTTTCTTGTAAACTTACTAGCAGGTACACGATAAGCAAGCTCGGATTTAGGACGATCCATACCATCTTGTACAGGTTTAAAAAAGAAAGGATAATTAATCGATATAGGAACAACTTTGTCAGTAAACATTTTCTTTGCATCTGCACCTGTTTTAGAAAGTATCCCATATCTACTATCACTTGCAAGAGTGGCTAAATTAACTGTTTCTGCAGATGACATGAACGAAAACCCTGATCTTCTGTTCTTTAGGTAACACATACCATAACATCTTTTATCTGCTTTGCAAGCTTCCCAAAATATATAAAACAACCTATTAGCTTCTCTAAAGTCTGGTGCGCCTACATCAATCTTACTCCATTGCAAGTACATATAATGAGTACCTGTTATCCAAGTTGGCTTACCATTGTTTGTAAACCAAAAGCCTTCTTCTCTTCTTTTAAACTCTTCGTCTATATAATCATACCACTGCTCTTTTTGTTCTTCAGGATATGACCTCCAGTCAAATATATTTTTTAAACGTTCTAATTCTTTCGGCTGCTCAAACTTAACCCATTTGTTTTTATCGTTGCTATACACACTCTTCGGAACTTTTGGCAAAGCAATGACTAAACCTTGTATTTCTATTATTTCACCTATCTGCCCAGTGTGAGACAATACTATAACATCGTGTTCTTTATCGTACCCGTGTTTCCATTTTTTACCTTTATTAAGTCTACTAATAGTAGTCTTTTTTATAGGCTCTACAATTTTTACTAAATCTTGCTCGTACATTACTTAGATCTTCCTTCTGCAAACCCTTTAAAAGTAGTTTGCTTTTTTTCTTCAGGTGTTTTACCTTCTAACAAGTTTTCTTCTTCTTGTATTCTGTTAAGTATTTCAAACGCATCAAATATAGCTAGCTTTTTAGTAGCTGCAGCATTTTTAAGTCTATCTGCTGTCAAGTCATCATCTGAATCTACAATAGCTTCTTTAGCCACTTTAATTAGCTCTTCAACTGCCTTGTGCCCAGCTTGGATTATATTCTTCTTCGTTTCCTTGACGTTCATATTTGATTGTAATAAAATTAGATAAAACTCTATATAGTCTTTCGCTATCGACGATAAACTCGTATTGACTACTTGGTCTAAAACCAACTAAGTCATTAACCTTTACTGTGCCATCTGAATATTTAACAATACCTTGTAAAGGTTTTTCAGATTCAATATTAAATTGATCTGTAGCTTTTAAAGGTATTACAAAGCAATAACCTTTTGGAGCTGTCCACGTGTCATTTCTTTTGTATAAAAAAATTTGATCGTGGTTTATAAAATAAGTGTATTCGTTAAAAAAACTTCTACTATTTTTTTCTACACCTTTTACATCATGCCATCTACGAAATACATTATGATGCACTATAACTGTATCGCCAGGCTTTATATCTGTATCACCAATTATAGGAGTTGATATAACTTCTGCTTCTCTATTAACATACTGATGGTTGAAAATTTCTGTGTTAAGTATTAACTCTCCACCATCTAGCTTTTTAGTATTGTTATATCTTTCTCCTTTTGGCTTTACAACAAAGTTGTAAACGCTTTTCATTAGTATTCTAGGTTATACTCTACAGATACAGCCATGTTTTTGTTAAAGTCTTTCCAAGGCAACACGTCTTTATTCTTTTTGATATAAACAGAAAACTTATCATCTTCTTCTAATATATCGCATATAGTGTGACCACCGTATACCTCTTGTCCAACAGCGTAGTGCATGGCGTCGTTCTTATAGTCTTTACCTATACTAATCTTCCTTATTAACTTCGCCATTTTCTTTTGGATAATTTATTATTCCATCTTGTATGTTAACGTCAGCCGTGCCGTATTCTTTTTCAAACTCTTCTCTTATCGCGCCAACTCCTTCTTGTAACGAAGATATATGGTGTAACATCGCATGTTTTTTAGTCTCCATTTGACCTAGTTCCATTTGAGCTCTATTTATATCGTTTATTACGCTTTGGACTTTTTCTAGCTGCTCGTCAGTTATTTTTTCAGGTTTGATACCTTTAAGTTCTTTAATTTTTTTACTTGTACCTTTTACTTTTGTTGTTGCCATGATTTTATTTAATTTAAGTTAATTTAATTTGTTCTTATTTTTCAAATCCTAATACCAATGTAATAGGATGTAAGTTATAGAGTATATCGCCGTCTACTAAATCAGTTGCAGATGTACTAGTTAATGTTAATTGTGTTGCGCTATCAGCAGAGGCAATTGTACCAATTAAACTATCTGCGGCCGGCGTTCCAACTGAGGTTCCTATGTGAACTATATCTCCAGCAGCAAAATGCTCTCGCACGTCCATACTGGTACCATCCATTGTTATAACTTGTGTTGATGCGGCACCTGCAGTGCCATTCTCAGCTATAGCATTTATTGATATAAAATCCACATCAGCGTGTCTAGATAATATACCTACGTATATAGTGTCATAACCCACATTATCTCCAGTCGTTGGATCTCCTTGTAATACCAAAGGCGGGGAAGCGGATTCAAGATCTCCATTTACAGATGTTGTAGCTATAGAAACACTATTCAACGAACTTGCGCCGTAATTACCAGTGTCAATTTCTATAAATCCAAGTATATCAGGATTTGGTATATGGTCTGCGTTTGCATTAACTGTTCCTAAAGAAACAGTATTTGTTTTTGAGAACAGAATATCCATCGCGAAACTGTTTTTAGTTGGATCTGCGTCTCCTTTTGGTCTTACCAACATAGTTGCAGATCTTAAACAACAGGCTCCTTTTGGAATTTGTATAGGCTGCCAATCCGCAATAATCTGACCATTTGCAAATTTACTAGCGTGCTGCTTAGAGGCTGCTACTTCTATTTTTTTTGTTACACTAAAATATTTTCCCATTTTTTTATTTTTTTACTTTTTCAAATGATCGTCCACCAAAATAAGCGCCGATCACTGTTATTAATACTAATTGTAATAAGTCAACCCAAGAGGATCTGACTTCAAATTTTAATGCACCTGCATCTATAAATATTAATAGCATGGTGCATACTATTAAAAATATTAATACTAGTGGCCTAACATTTTTACTTAGCCACGAGTCTGATTTTAAATCCGCTTCCCAACGAGATGTAATGTTCTTTTCCATTTCAACCTCGTAGTTAGCAATTAATTCTTTTATTTTTCTTTCTGCTTCTAGTTTTTCTTCACCAGAAGTATGTAAGTTATCTATTACTCCTCCTACTCCTTTAACTAAGTCAGCTGCTCCACCGGAAAATAGTTTACCTAACATATTATTTCTTTTTTACTTTTTCAAACGAACTTATACCAAAACAACCTAATGTTACCCATACAAATGAATTGTAAACAACTTCGTTTATAATTAAATCTTTATCTGCCAATATACTAGTCATTAAATCTGCAACAGCAAATAAACACATTACTACAAATGATGCAAATCCCACTACGTTCTTTTCGTTTATTTCGTTTTTATCTTTAAATAAGCTCCACATATTATACTACTGTTTCTGATCCGTTATTAGCATCATCTTCCCATGGAAAACCGTGATCACCAGCTTCTTTCCATTCACCATCTACTTTTATCATATCTTTACCGTTTATATCCATTCTTGGAAAAACCTCGCCGTTGTAAGTTATATCGTCATCACTATAAGCTAGCTTACCAAGCTTCATGTCTGTGGCATGTCTCATTTCGTGGTTTATAACTTGCTTGTCTTCTTCGCTACCAGGCATTATATTGCTATTAACATATATAGTACCATCCATATTAGCTTCACCCATAACTCCTTCATCTAATGGTAATCTAATAACAGGTGTTCCAGGTACAGAGCCATCGCCACCAGACTGTTTACCAAAACGCATTTTTGTTTTGATTTCACCACCTGTAGCTTCTAAGCCTCTATTTGTACCCATTTTAAATCCCATTATCTATCTTTATCTTTAATCATATCATCTATAGCTTTATTATAAACTTTATCTGTATATGATTTATTCTTATAAAATACACTTCTTTCTGAAGTGGGTAAGTCTTCCTCACCTAATAGGATTCTATATATCCTACTAATCATTTGAGAGCATTTCCACGAGGTTTTAAATACTGAGTACATTATAGTTGTTCTATTCCTGTGTCTCCATACATCTATCCAACCTTCATCTCTTAATCTCTCCCATCTTGCTTTATCCCATGAGTATGTATAAACTCCGTTGATAAAATCGTTTCGTGTAAATCTTTTTTTACAATCTAAATAAATTAATAATTCTAAATCTGCATCTTTTAACCCGTAAGTTTTACAGACCCACTTTCTAGTGAGCCTGT